ATATCTTTATTCTTTGCACGACAATACCCGCACACAGATATTCTTTGGCGGGGCTTCTGCTGGGAAAAGCCAATTTGTTGTCGGACAACGAGTGGTTTGGGATTTGATGGAGGGTGGCCGCAATTATCTTATTCTTAGAAATGTTGCCAGGACATCAAGAACATCTACTTTTAATCAGGTTAAACAAACTATTGAAGATTGGAAGGTAAGGCATCTATTTCATATCCTTGATGGAACAATGACCATTACCTGTATAGCAAATGGTTATCAAGTGTTATTTGGCGGATTAGATGATGTTGAAAAATTAAAATCCACCCTCCCTGCCAAGGGGATTATTACAGATATTATTATTGAAGAAGCCACAGAAGTAAAAGATCCCGGGGTTGTAAAACAGCTCAATAAACGCCTTAGGGGTCAAGCCCCAATACCTAAAAACCTTGTCGAACGCCTTGAGGGCCTGGATTCCATGCCCAAGCGCCTTATCCTTTTATTTAATCCCATTTTAAAATCCCATTGGATATATAAAGAGTATTTTTCGGGTAAATTTTTAGATGGGGATGTTTGTTATTCGGATGATCATTTATCTATTCTCAAAACAACCTATAAAGATAATAGATTTCTTGAAGAAGAAGACATTTATGAACTTGAAAATGAAAATGTCGAATATTTTTATAATGTTTATACGTGGTTATAGTGCAGATCCAATGGCATTCAATCGGATGCATTATGATAAGATGCGCAAGAAGATTTATATCTTCCATGAAGAGCACGAATATGGGCTTACTAATCCCCAGATTGCGGATTTAATTAGCCCTATTGTTGGAAAAGAATTAGTTATTTGTGATTCAGCAGAACCAAAGTCTATAAAAGAATTACAAAATGGGGGTATAAGGGCATTTGGAGCAACCAAAGGAAAAGATTCCGTCAATCATGGGGTTCAGTTTCTTCAGCAACATGAAATAATTATTGATCGGCAATGTCAGGAAACAATAAATGAAGTTGAATTATATCAGTGGGCAAAATTAAGGGATGGGAGTGATGCAGGGAAACCGGTGGATAAAGACAATCATCATATTGATGATATTCGATATGCATTAGAAAGTGAAATGGCCAACCTACAGACTACCCCTCAAATCTCGATTGTTAGCGAAAATGAAGGAAACGAGATATTAGAATCTAAACCAAAAGGCGGCGGATATATAGAGATCTGGGAGCAAGATAGAATAGTTGGTTACAGAAAGATAGGCGGAAAAGTTCCGAGGATATCGATGCGATAATGCGGCAGAATTGGGATGCCGTGAATATTAACCTTTAATGAGGGGAATTATGAACGCAAAACAATTAGTAAAAAAATTGATTGATGAGGGAAAAACAAGAGATCAAGTTATTAAAATGGTTAAAAGGGAAACGGGAAAAACGCACGCTTATGTTCGAAGGACTTTTAAAAGCATCGCTCCAGGCAACGAGGATTATAGATTTAAAAAGAATGGGGTGGCTAAGAGGCAAGTTGTAATGGCGGTTAAAATTAAAAAAGGCCATTCTGGTAGGGATATTATTCAATCTGATGAATTTATTGGCGGAATCGATGTTGTTAAGCAGGTAATGGCGTTTCTCAATAACGAGATAAAAGACAATTATATTGAGGACGAAAAATTAAGACGAAGATTTGAAATAACTATTGGGAAATGGAAGGAAATTAAAAGCCTACCCGTATTTAACGAGAGGTTATTTATTTATACAAAGCCCACCGGCCAAAAAGAGACAGTTTGGTCTTCTAAACGAGGGGTTAAAATGGCCAGAGAGACAATATCGATGGCAAGATATGAATTATAAAATAAGGAGTAAATAAATGGTTAAAGATATAAAAACTCTTGGCGATATAAAAACAGAAGCCGAGCCAGACGTAGAAATTCTGGCCTTGCGTCGCCAAGTAGAGGGATTAAAAAAAGAAGTTAAAACATTGACTACTGATTATGGGGATCTCAAGGGTTATTTCCGGGATTTAGATATGACGGCCTTATCATTAAAGGTTCCCAGAGTTCCAAGGATTTATAAACCAGCAAAAGAAGAGGTATTAGTTAATACTCCTTGTGTTGCTGTTTTGCATTGGACGGATTGGCATTATGGAGCTATCCAAGAGCCAGATGAAATTGAATTCACAAATTCTTTTTCTCCAGATATTTTGAAAGAGAGAATTAAAAATCTTTGCGATGACTTTGTTCGTTGGGTTTCAGTATTACGAGAAGGATATACCATTAATGAATGCGTTGTTCTGGATACCGGTGATAATATCAGTGGAGATATTCATAGAGAATTATCTATAACCAATGCCTTTCCAACCCCCGTGCAGGCATTTCAATGTGGAGTGTTTAAGGGAGAAATGCTTTCAATGTTGGCTCCTCATTTCGAATCCCTGAGAATGGAATTTATTGTTCCGGATAATCATTCCAGATTAACCAATAAGCCTCAGGCAAAACAAGAGGGATTAAATTCCCATAACTATGTTGTCGGTCATGTCGCAAAACTTGTTTCAGGCAATCAAAAAAATATCGAATATAATATTTATACTCCCCATACTAAGGTTGTTGAGGTGGCTGGTAGAAAATATTTGATAACGCATGGCCACGGAGTGCAGGGCTGGATGGGAATCCCTTATTATGGGATAGAACGAAAGACGGCTCGTGAGGCATTGGTGAGATTGAATGGTCCTGATGAGAACAGGTTTCATAGAGTAATACAGGGCCACTTCCATGCCCCTTTAACTCATCCGTATTTCTGGATAGGTGGGAGCGCAAGCGGGACAGATGCCTTTGATCATAAATGTGGAAGAAAATCTGTACCAATTCAATGTGCCTGGATGGTTCATCCAACGCGCGGAGAATTTAATCGAACGGATTTTCGCTTAAGAGAAAAATAAAGGGCGTGGCCAAAGGCAATAGGTGCGCCGTCGGGTTGTGGCCCCGATGTAAGAGAGTTCGAGTCTCTCTGGTCACCCCAGTATAATTTATTAAGAAAAGAAAAATAAAATGCATTATAACAGATTGCAAATTGCCAATAAAATAGCCCGGAAAACATTTAAAAATTATCATGGCAAATTTCCTGAAGAAGTTAAAAATCCTAATTATTATCATCCGTCTGTTGAAGGGATGTTGGGTATATATCGAAAGACACAAAAATTATGTTCTGGATATTGTTGTGGAAACCCAAGGAAGTGGTTCGGGGAATTAACTCCACAAGAAAGAAAACATATAGAGGCACATATAATATAAGGAATAAAATGCCCGAATATAAAACAATTAAAGAAGAGCCAAACACAATTGACTTTAATGAAAAGGCTATTCAGGCATATTGTGACAGGATGATAGAACGGTGGCGGGAAAAGAAAGACAGGGTGGTTAATAAAAAAGATGAAGAGGGCATACTTATAGCAGAGTGTTATATAGATGCATATCAATCAATGAGGGTTACTTTGTTTGGGCAATTATTGCCAAGGAAGAAAAGAAGAAAATATTAATCAAATAAAAAAAGGGGAGAAGAGTTATGAAAAGGTTTTTGCCAATTTTAATGGCAGTTGTATTTTTATTTGCCGGTTGTACCGCTTTAAATGAATATATTGCCACTGATACCGGGGCACTTGTGGTTAAGAAGGCCGGGAAGATTGCGGGAATTGCTGTGGGGTTTGAAAAAACCGAGGATATAAATAAAATTATTGAATATTGTGATGCTTTGTTACTTGAAAAAGATGAGGGGTTAAAAAAGGCTGCATTAGAATTTGCATATGCATATATTTATGATCGGTATGGCCAGAATTTGCAGACGGCATTATTAATGTCCGAGGCGACAGAACTTATCGGTATAGTTTTAAAGGATGAAAAGTTGTCTTTTCTGGATAATTATGATTTTGCGGCAATGGATATGTTTGTTTTGGCCTTCAGGGATGGATTATCCTTGGCCACTCCAAGATATAAGAAACTTGTGCGTTAATTAGGAAGGGGAAATAGTGAGCACGCTTTCAACAATATTGGCTTCATTTTTAATTGGTAAGATTATTGATGAAGTATTTGCTAAATCTGAGAGGTTCGAAAAATATAAGGGTTCGTTAGAATGGCTAATAATGGCAATAAAAATTTTTAAAAAATAAGGAGAAGAAACAATGGATTGTAAACCAGGGTGGAAAACAACAGAGTTTTGGGTAACATTAGGAATACAGATTGTGGGTGTTTTGCTTCTTACGGGAATTCTTTCCCCCGATGAGGCAACAAAATTAAATACGGCATTACCCGATGCAGGGATTCTTGTAGATAAGATTATTACGCAGGTAACCGCCCTTGCCGCGATAGTGGTATCAGCCTATCGCTATGTGGTTGGTCGAAGCGACGTTAAAAAGGGATAAGATTAATCAAGCCAATTCTTTATAAACAGGATTGGCTTGATTTTAAACATTTATAGGGGATATTTTATGTGCAAGTTATGTGATTGGCTTTTTAAGCCAGACCCAGATCCAAGTCCAAGTCAGCCGGTTCCAGATTGGGGAGATAAATATGCTTTGTTGGTTGGTATAAATAAATATCATCCAAGTCTCAATTGTAATCTTCAGGGCTGTGTTAACGATGTAGAACATTTAAGGGATATTTTGATTGATCAATTTGAATTCGATCCAGATAATATCCGGGTGCTCACGGACGAGAGGGCGACACATAATAATATTATAGATCGTTTGGAATGGTTGGTGGATAATTCCAACAGCGAGTTGGTATTCCAATATTCTGGACATGGCTCTCAAATTAGGGACAGGAACGGGGACGAATTAAACGATGGAATGGATGAAATTCTTATTCCATATGATCATGATTGGGATTTTCCGCTTACTGATGACACTTTGGGGGCAATATTTAAAAATATCCCAGAAAGTTCATTTCTAACTATGATATGTGATTCCTGTCACTCTGGAACCATGTCAAGAAGTGTTAAAAATAAATCAAGGTTTCTTTATCCACCAAAGGATATTCAGTTCCGAGGTGAATTAAGAGGATTATCTGTAAAGAAAATTGGAACAAGGGCTTTAGGGTTAAATCATGTATTGTTTTCTGGTTGTCGGGACGATCAATATTCGGCAGATGCCTTCATAGACGGAATGTGGCAAGGGGCCTTTACATCAAGCCTTATTGAACATATAGGGGTAGATAAAGTTTGGGCTAATATATATCCATTAGTATTAAACACCATAAGTAATGGTGGGTTTAATCAAATACCACAACTCAATGGACGAGAAATTGAAACAAGATTAATATTTGGGGGGCAGAGATGTTAGGTATTAAATATGAAGGTCCGTCCGTTCCTTTAATGGCGGATGAATCTTTTTGGGCAGCGACTAAAGAAGAAATTGATGCTTGTGCTCAGGGGTGAGGCCCGGGTAAATATGGGGACTGGTTGGTTCCGGATACGACATGGGGTGGCCTAAGTATTAAGCGGGCCTGACGTATTCATGATTGGGAATACGCAGTTGGCGTATTAAAGGAAATAGCGGATAAGCGGTTTCATAATAATATGAAAATGATTATTTATAGTTGCGAGAGCTGGAAATGGGTTGAGAGGTTAAGGATCGGACAAGCCGATCTTTATTATTTTATAGTAAAGCATGTAGGGGATCATGCCTATGCTGTTGATAAGAACAATAAAAAGATTAATTTGATGTAAAGGAGTAAAGATGGGCAAAATAATTGTAATTATTTTATCATTATTGATGATGGGATGTATAACTTGGACAACCAAAAAACAAACTGCATCTTTTGATCCAACTGCCAGTCCAAGATTTATAGAAGAAAAAGAAATTAGCATTAAAGTCAAGGTTAAAGAAAATGAACAATCTTTAGAAGATGTAGTTTCTGATTTGAATGGTATTTATGGACTCCCTTCTCTGGAAATTAATGCATTCCGTTTTGAGTTCGGCAAAACCATTGTTATGAAAAAATTATATTATCAGATTGACAAAGGGGCCTTCATTGTTGTGGGTATTGTAAATGACAGAGTAATGTCGATTGATACAATTCATACTCCGGTTTTGCTCGAGGAGAAAAAAATAATAAATAAGGAGAAAGAATAATGTCATTTTTTACACAAATTAAAGAGGATAAACCCGGAGCTGTGGAAAAAGCTGTACAGGCAATCGTTTTTGCCGCTAATGATTATACCAGTGTCCTAACCGTACGGGCTTATCAAACAATTAATGTCGGTATTTTGATTGGTAGTCAAGTTTCTGATCGCATATCTGCTGCTGGTGGACTTGATGGCTCAGTTAATATTGGGGCGGTCATAACACAAATACTGTCAACGGCAAGTATGAGTATTACATTACAACGACAGATGAGAGAAGAGACAGGCGGTTTATATTGGCGAGATGTTGAATGCTGGTCTGTAACTAAGGCTGAAGGCGAAGCGGCCAGTTCGGAAAATATCAGTGATAAAGCTGAACCCGAACCTTGTAATTATCGAGTTGGAGTTAAAACAGGGGCATGGGAATCTGGTCTTGTATTATTAAGGCTTGGTACTTCATAAGGAGACATTATGGCAAACGAGGGAAATGTATTTGGTAATTTTGGTGGCATCATAAAAAATATATATAGTGCTGTTGTGGCAATGGCGGCGTCTATTTTGACAATGACCGAAACAGGCGGAACATTAACTACAGATGGAACAGAACAAGATGTGTATATTAATAATGCCCCTGCTGGAATTTATGGCCCATTGCAAGTACTTATAGATTTTACCGCTCACACCGCTGGTGAAACGGTAGTGGTTAAAACTTATTATCGAATTAAATCTGGCGGTAATTTGATAGGGTATACAGATACTACTTATGCAGGGGTACAAGATCCTTTATTGATTGCCATTGATCTTAAAAAAAATAGATATGGTATAAAGGTTACTGCCGAAAAAACTGCCGGGGCCAATAGAGCTTATGACTGGGAAGTGGTGTACGATATATGAAGGGTTATGATAACGTACCGGAAAATGATTCTATATTATTGGATTTGCCTTTTCGTGAAGCAACAGGAATAAAAACATTTGATCATGCAAAGCCTCATCGTCCAATTACTTTTAATGATCCAGGTGGGGGTTCCTTTTCTTGGAATGCATTGGCTTCTGGCAAAGGTGTACTCGAGTTTGTTACTGTTGGGGGTGGAGGCACCGATGGGGTTTATTTGAAAAGTCTTGCCGCTGATACATTGGATCTTGATTTTACGTCAGGTGATTTTAGTCTTAGTGCCTGGATAAATTGGGATTCAACGGGTGGTTGGTCAGAAATTATAATGGGTAAATATGGGGTCGATCTTGATGGTTGGGAAATATATTTAGATATAAGCGGCGGCAAAAATACCGTTTCTCAAAGACACCATCACAGTAGCCTGGTCCCAAATAATAATAGCAATTGCTATTCAACTGGGTGGACGCCTGGGACATGGGCACATCTTGGAATTTCACGAAAAGGCGGTAATTTATATCCACAACATTATAGAAATGGCTATCCTTTAGTGATGGCTTATGAAACTTCTGGTATGCTTGATCCTGATACTTGTAATCGGGACTTGGTTGTTGGTTGTAGATATACTTTTGATGCTAATTGGTATAAAGGATTAATGTGTTGGCCAAGAATTTGGAATAGACCACTTTTTCATTATGAATGGAAGAATTTATTTGAAAGAGAGCGTGATTTTTTTGGAGTATAAAAATGCCGGGTAATATTTTTAATAAAAAAATAAACGATCAAGTGGAAGAGTTATATGATGATACTTTTCATTTATCTCAATATTTTCCAGAAGATTCAGATGAGACGGTGACATTTACTGCTGGTGGGACAAATAATACTTTTGGGGCTTGGGCGGAGATTGTTGATAACAACCCTGTTACATTTTCATCTAAAATGGCTACTTGTAATGGGCATGTGAGCACTGTTCTTGTTGAAAATGCTTCTATTAAAGATGAGGTTTATATATTTGAGATTTCATATGGCGCTTCAAATACAATTGTGCTTCGTGGAAGGGTTTTATCGGCGACTATATTATTAAGTACAGTTCAACAGGATAGGAGAAGAGCCTTGAAAATACTTGCTGGGGAAACTATTTATTATAGAATGAAATGTGAAACGGCGGGAGCGACATTACGAGTTTCATTAAGATACCATTGTCATTAAGGGGAAGTATTATGTTTAAACGAATTTTAGGATTATTTTTTATATTATTATTTGTCGGGGGAGGTATGTTTTTGTGGGTAAAAACAGATGCCCCTTTAAAAAACGATGACATTATAGATAATAGTTATAAATGTTTTGCTGAGATGTTTTCCGAAGAAGCGAAAATATTAGGTTCTCCGAAACTTGGGGAAATTGTGAGAGATGAAACCGGACAATATAGGGTAATGGTAGAGTGTAAGCATTTCGAGGCCCCTTTGTGGGTTCAATTTGTTGATGTGGCGGTGGATGGAAAGTTCGATAATAATTGCGATTTTGCAATATATATTGAAATTAGAGATGGGGTGCCGCTCGCGGCAATGAATACTTGCATGAAGGCCGTCGAAGATGTGGCTAAATATTGTTTGATGAACGATATTGAAATAAAAGATTTTATGCATAGGGCGCCAAAGATATATGTGGAATTGGAGCAGGTTATATAATGGAAAATGGCAGTTGTAAAGATTGTAGGGCTCATAGTGGAATTGTTCATGATATTTTTCATCTTCAAGAGACTACTAAAAATCAACAAAGGGAGATTGACGGAATGAAAAGGTGGCTTATAGCGACTCTTACATCATCTGTTTTTAGTTTGGTTGGGGTATTGGTATTATTGGCGATTGCTTATGCCAAGACATTGTAAAGGGCCTATGGATTGTGAAGTGCGATATTTGTGGTCAGAATACTTGTATCATTTATATCAATAAGGCTCATCAGAAGGTTTGTGATAATTGTTTTGCCCCCGATGGGGTTTTTACTTATAGATGCATAATAGATCCATTGCGCTCTGGAGGAAATTACAGGCGGGGAGATAAAGTGTATTATAAAACAGAATATTTTGAATTACATGAATTACTTCCAAAGAATATTTATAATAAGTATGTAAAAAACCATGAAACTGCCCTTTGGGGGTTGTTTGATGAGAGGATATTATGGACTGCCGATCAATTGCGTAAAATATATGGCAGGATGACAGCAAATACCTGGAAGTGGGGCGGGCGTCATCAATATAGAGGGTATCGTCCCGGTAATTGTAAAATAGGCGCCTTTTTTAGCCAGCATAAATATGGTCGAGGAATAGATTTAGTCTCTTCTAAATGTAAGGCGCAGAATATAAGAGATGACATAAAAAACGATCCTTATAAAGAAGAATTTAAGTACATAACTTGCATTGAAGATTTTGAAGGGATGTCTTGGATTCATATGGATAGTCGAAATTGGGATAAAAGGAAAAACGGATTATTGATCGTTGGCGGATAAGGAAATAAATTATGGGTAGATGGCAATCATTCAAAAATTTTGTTTGGGGAAAGAAAGAAAGTCGTACAGCGAGCATTATTACAACTCCTGCCTCTGGCGGGGTAATATGGACGCCAAAGGGATATGATAATTTTGCTAAAGAAACATATCTAAAAAATGCAACTGCATTTGCTTCAATTGTTGAGATTTCAACAAATGTGGCGTCGGTTCCTTGGGCGCAATATAGACGAATTGAAGGTGGCAAAAGAGAGGTTGTTACCGATACCGCTGTGGCCTCAATTTTAAAAAGAGCCAATCCCCAGGAAAGTTTCCAGGCAGTGATGCTTGCGGTTACTGCATATTTAGCTATGTCCGGTAATACATTTTTTGAAAGAGTGACTCCAGAATCCGGTCCTAATAAAGAGGATATAAAAGAATTATATTCAAAGAGGCCGGATAGGTTTAAATTAAAAGTTAATCCAAGTTCTGGCCAGTTAGAAAAATATATTTATTCGGTCGATGGAAGATCTGTTGATTGGGAAGTTGATCCATTGACTGGCCAAGCGGATATACTTCATCTCAAATCATTTCATCCTTTAGATGATTGGTGGGGAGCTGCGCCAACCGAATCTGCCGCAAGAGAAATAGATACTTCTAATGCCGCAACACAATGGAATATGTCTTTGCTTCAGAATCAAGGCCGACCAGGAATGATTTTTACTTTGATTGGGGCCTTGGGGGAGCAACAATTTGATGAGCTTGAAAAAAGACTTGCGGCAAAAACCGGGGCAACTGAAGTTGGCAAAAATATGATAATTACTGGGGAAAGAGGAACTAAAGCGGAACCCTTTGGATGGTCTCCAACGGATATGGATTTTAGTGAAGGCGATTTACGATTAATGCGGAAAATTGCAATGGCATATCGTGTGCCGCCCATGATACTTGGCATTCCTGGGGAAGCTACATTTGCAAATTTCAAAGAAGCCAGATTGGCCTTTTGGGAAAGCACTATTTTTTATTATCTTAATTATCTTCGGGGGGAATTAAATAATTGGTTACATGGGCCTGATAGTGATATGTTTATTGATTATATCCTTGATGATATTCCTGCCCTTACTATTAAAAGAGATGCCGTTTGGAAGCGGGCACAAGAAAGTGATTTTTTAACATTAGATGAAAAACGAGAACTGGTTGGGAAGGATAAATATGAGCCCTCTGAAGAACCTGGCAGTATGATATTTATTGAAGCCTCAAAAATTCCGATTGGTGTAGCAATGGAAGAAGAGGAGGTCGAAAAAGAGGAAGAAACGGTTAAAATGTTGCAAGACGAAGGGTATTCCGAGGAAGAAATTGATATGTTTTTGGGGTATAAGTATAGCGAAATTAAAGAAAAATTTGATTGCGAATGTATTGACTGTGGATATAAATTAGAATCAGATAAACATTGTATGGATATAAAGTGTCCAAAATGTAAGGGTAAAATGAGAAGACAGGGCAGGCCAGGACAAGGAAAAGAAGACGAGTGATCAATATTATTAACAGAAGGGCTAAGCGTCTATATCAAGCCGAGTTTGAACGACGGATGAATATAGTTGAAAATACTTTTTTTAAAGAGATTCGCCCTTTGCTTGGCAGACAATTTTTTAATGCCGCTCAATTGATGCAACAAGGAGTTGGTATTGAAGGTATAAATCATGCTGTGGATCTTGGTCGCAGAAGATTAATTGGTATATTTAAAAAGCATTATAAGCGTGTGGCAACAGTTTTTAGCCGTCGGGCATATCAGATATTTGAAGAATCTAAAAAATCTATTTACCCCGATTCTTATAAACAAATTGATTTTGCAATTGAATTAAAAGGGCCAAAAGATGAGTTTTGGAATTCCATTGGTAAGTGGTCGACAACAGAGGCAGCAAAAAAGATAAGGAGTATTCAAAGAACAACCAAGGGAGTTATTGCCCGGGTTATTCATAAAGGGATGGAGAAAGGAGAATCCCATCTTGATATTGCAAAGCGGATTAGAAAAACAAGTGCAGCAATCAATCCTCATAGATCAAAAACAATTGCATTGACTGAAACGCATGGCGCGGCTGTTAAGGCCGTGGATACCGCCGTAGCGAGTACACGTATTGAGATGGAACGGGAATGGGTATCCGCAAAAGACGATAGAACCCGCACAAGAGATAAGAGTAATCGATTTGAACATTATAGATCCTTTCCGAATGGGGCCGATGGGGAAAAGGTTGCTCAGGATGGTAAATTTAAAGGTACAGGGCAGGCGTTGGATTATCCTGGGGATTCAAAGGGTAGTGCAGGAAATGTGATTCGTTGCAGGTGTGTTTTGATATATCATACAGTTAAAAGAACTGAGCAATTGAAGCCGCATGTGCCGGAGGAGGAATTTGGAGAAATTATTCCTGGTGTTCGTGGCAAATCTGCGAAGAAAATACATGAACATTATGACATTTCTAAAGATGTTGCATCTGCCGAAGGCAAATCTGCTGGAGAACTTAAAAGGCTTGTTCAAAAACGGCTTGGTAAAAGAATGTATGGTTTAAAATCTGAAAAAATGGATGAATTAATGAGATTTATGTCTGGCAGATTTCCTCCAAATTTAACTTTAAATGATTATGAAGCAGGAGTTGATAATTTGATTAGACAATGGGCGGCTTCAAGCGGAGACACTAGCCCAAAAAGTATAATGATGCAATTGGCTGTGCAGAAGGAATTTGGTCTTGAAGGAACTACAATATGGTGGGAGAAAAAAGCCTTAAAGGAAGCTAAAAAGTTATTTAAAATTCATGAAGAATCGGCAAGAAAATTTGTCAGAGAAATGTATATCGGTACTCAAAAACATTTGAAAAGAAAAGGGATGAAGACTGTTAGGGTTGCAAGAGGTTATCGTGGCGATATTGGAATAAAACCTTCCACAAAAACAATGCCGATTCAAAAAACAAAAATTCAATTGCAACCAATGTCAAGTTTTAGTGGCGATGTTAGAACGGGTATCGGGTTTTCGGCGACCCCTTCTGCTAAAAATCCGTCGAGTTTGATATTTGCCGAAGTTCCAGCAGATCGAGTATTATCCATTCCTTCCACTGGATTTGGTTGTAAAGATGAATTTGAATATGTTATTTTGGGAAGTCAGAAAACAAAAGGAGAAATAGTGCTCGGCTCTATGTTGACAAGAGATCAGGGTGTTCTTAATTTTCGTCATTTTTATGATCAATTATATAATGAAGGCGATGATTATAAAGTTAGCATTATGGAAGCGCTAAGTAGAATTAAAGGAAAATAATGGCAATTATAAAAATAGATGCAGATTTATTAAATTCTGATTGGACAAAACAGAGTTATGATTTGCCAACTGGAAAAGAATTAGAAGAATTCTTAAAATTAAACGATATGACAATGGATGATTTTAAAAAATTACCCGCATATTATCTACCAAAGGAAGGGAATAAAAATAAAACTTGATTTTTTCGTGAAAATATATTATATATAATAATAAGAATTTTTATTTTTTGGGTTCGCTACCTAAGGAATAGCAAAAAGAAATTACAAGGGCATGTCGGTGCCGACACATCGATTATGCCCTTTTCTTTTTGCATAAGTTATGACTAAGGAGAGATCATGACAATTGAAAATATTGAAAAGAAAGTTATGAATGTTCCATTTGAAATAAAAAAAGAAGATGTTGAGGAAACGGGTATTTTTAAAGGGTATGGTTCTGTTTTTGGAAATAAAGACAGCCATAATGATGTAGTTATGCCGGGCGCTTTTATCCAAACTATTATTAAGGGTGGAAGAAATGGCAATGGCGTAGCAATGTTATATCAACATGATGCTCGTAGACCTATTGGGATATGGAATTCCCTTTCTGAAAACAAGAAAGGATTAAAAGTCGAAGGTCAATTGGCTATGAAAACCCAAGATGGTAAAGAAACTTATGAATTAATGAAAATGGGGGCACTTAAAGGATTAAGTATTGGTTATAATTCTATTGTTGATGAAATAGATAGAGAAAAAAATGTTCGTTTTATAAAAGAAGTGGATTTGTGGGAAATAAGCCCTGTAACTTTTGCAAGTAATACAAGGGCTACAGTAATAGCAGTAAAAGAATTTAAAGGACTTTTACAAAAGGTCAAAACAGAGCGTGAATTGGAAAAGGCACTGAGGGAATCAGATATTTTTTCTAAGAATGATGCTCAACACGTTATTAGTTTGATCAAGGCGGTTTTGAGGGATTTAAAACCAGTGGTAGAGAAAGACGATAGCGGATTATCGACTATATTGGATGATCTGAAATCAATTAACAAGGATATGGAAATGACTGACATTTTAGACAGTTTACAAAACATTAAATAAGGAGGGTTAGTTATGCCTGGAGAAAACAAACAAACTCCCGAGCCTGAAGTTGTAGAGGCCGTGAAGTTAGAAATTAAGAAGCTGGGAGAAGGCTACGAAGCCAATAAAACCAATTATGATGAGCTTCGTAAATCAGTCGAGGCCTTTCAGACTATACTGGATGAAAATGATGGTAAGTTTGACGCCTTGATTACAGAAAAATTTACTAAATTTGGAGAGGACGTTACAACCAGACAGGAAGACATCGATTCTAAGTTTGTTGTGGCCAAAGAAGAAGAGGATAAAATCAACAAACGAATTGACGATGTTGAGGTTGCTTTAAAACGGACTCCAAAGGCCGGTTCTGCTGAAGTTGAGGATTTGGTTAAACTGGAAGCCAAGGCAGTCGAGTTTATGATTAATGCCTTGACCGTTCAGGGAGTAACGAAGGGATTAAAGACTTCCGAGGTTGAAAAACTGGAAGTTAATATGGATGAGTTTAAGGCTTATTCTGAAGCATTTCCAAAGTTTCTGCGGACTGACAAAAGGCGTTATGCTGCGGAACCTGATATGCTGAAATCCCTTACCGTTGGAATTGATCCCGACGGCGGATACACTGTAACTCCAGTTATGAGTAATCGAATTATAACTCGATTGTTTGAATCAGATCCGGTTCGTCAGCTTGCAAGTGTCGAAAGCATTACGACAGATGCAATTGAGTGGCTGGTAGATTATGACGAGGCTGGTTGGGGCTGGGAAGCGGAAACTGTAGCGGGATCAGAAACCGATACCCCGAAAATCTTTATGAAACGAATTCCAGTGCATGTGATGTATGCCAAACCTCGTGTAAGTCAGACATTGCTTGAGGATTCGGCAATTAATGTTGAGAATTGGTTGGCCGATCATATTTCTAAGCGTTTTCTGAGAGGCGAAGGAGCCGCATTTGTTTCTGGTGACGGGGTTGGAAAACCAAGGGGTTTCTTGACCTATAATAATTATGCTGTTGCTGGAACTGATGAATGGGGAAAGGTTGAACAACAGGCAATGGGTTGATGAATCGACTGACCGTGGCCGCTGCAATGCAGTTAAAGGATGGTCAAGGTAATTATATTTGGAAACCAGGTCTGGCCGAGGAAAGGCATAGCACAATTCTTGGATTAGATGTGCGTATGGCAACTACAATGCCGACGGTTGCAGCCAATGCGCTTTCGGTTGCGATTGCCGATTGGTCAGAGGCTTATATGGTTGTTGACCGTTTAGGAATCACAATTCAGCGTGATCCTTATACCCAGAAACCCATGATCGAGTTCTATACTCGGAAAAGGGTAGGCGGGGATGTCATTAACTTCCAAGCAATTAAACTTGGAGTAATTAGTACATAATAAAAAATAACCTTATGATAAGGAGGATATAATCATGGGTGGTGTAAGAGACGGATATTCAAATTTTAAATTTTTCGAAGCATTGGCTCCTCAGTCTTTTGCTGGTGCCGGGACGGCAGGCGCTGCGGTAGATAAACAAGGATATGAGACACTGACATTTGTTGTTCATGCCGGTGAGATTTCTGGTGAAGCTTCAAATCAGGAATCAACAGTTTCCTGTGCCTATTTCAGAATGCAGCATGGAACCTCTAATGTCGCTGGCACAGTTGTTTGGTCTAATTGTTCTGCGGAACAGATTATTGTTGATTTACGTTTGAGCGATGATGGGACCGTTTTGGGTGCCGCGGCTGGTTTAAATACTTCTGGGTATACATCCACGAATATGGCAGCTCTTTGCACCAATAGCGCAGGATCTGGCCTTGATAATGGTACCTTTTTCTGCATTGGTGGATTAAGCGGAAGTGTTGGAGCCGGATTACAAAGTTGGTGGGAATCTAAAGCTGTTGCAGCGGGCTATATTGGAGACCATAGATGGGTGCGGGTCAACATTTCAACTTCTACTGTTGGGGATGTGAGTGCCTTGGGCGTTGGGGCTATTGCTATTCTTGGTTTAGAAGCTGATTGGCCGGTTAACACAGTTCGCAAAACCGGGTAGATCTGGTTTTTAATTAAAACTTTAAGTCGGGGGATTAATTTCCTCCGGCTATAAAGGAGGATTATAATTATGGCTCAGGACGAGACATATCGGACGAAAGTTTATCAAGAACGAACAAGAGAGGCTCTCGTCTTTGGCTCTGGTGGAATGGGTAGAGTGGAATCTGGCGGGACAATTATCCCTAAACGAACTGTAATTGGTTTGAATTCTGTATCGGATGCCGGTGCAGGGGTTGCGGTTCTTTCTATAATAAATTTACCTTTCAGTAATGGGGTTATTCTCTTTTCTGCCGAATCTAATTTGCTCAATGGTTCATTTTGGCTCACTTCAGTTTCAGCTGGAGCCGATGTATGGCTTTTATTAAGAGGAGATATCACTGGAACATTTACCAATCATAGCACTATTATAGAGGTATCTCTTTCAGGTTGTGTTCTTTTA